GTTACTTTGTCAGGGTCTAAGTCCATACTCTTTGCTATCTCTCTAATGATGTAATCCATCTTAGCAAAAGGTGCTAGTGCAGGATTAGACGCAACTTGTAAGAACTGCATTAGTCTTTGGCTACGCACTTCGTTAGCCATTAGACTTTCTGTACCCTGTGCTTTAACCTCTAAATCACCTTTGATACTATTATCATAGTCAAACTGCATGTTAAAGCTAAAGAAAGCCTTACCTAGTGGTGCTAACAGATAATCATCAACATTCTTAACTACGTTTCTGATAGAACCATTAGCTGCTGACATTAACATTGATATACCTGATGCAGTTCTACCTACACCCTGTATACCTGTCTGTCCGTGAGCAAAACTTGGAAAGCCTGTACTTTCGTCTGCAAGCACTCTAGCTTTGTCAAACAGTTGCATATTCTCTCCTGCTACGTTTGGAAACTTTGTGCCAAAGATAGCTTGTCCTGGTGCGCCACCTTGTCTACGGAATATCTTTCCTGGATATACTGATAGATCCTGTCCTGGAACTAGATTAGTTTCATCAACCTCAATAATTAAGTTACCACTAAGGGCTGCGTTATCAATAGCCATACGCATAAAACCATTCATTAAAGTCTGTGTATCGTCCATATTCTCAGCAATTCCCACACCAAAGAAGCTGTAGGGATTAAGCTCATATGGTACGGCATAGTAAGGTATACGAACTGGTTTAAACGGATTGAGTACCAAACGTAATACTTCTCCATTACATACCCATATATTGACATTAAGTTGCTCCATATCTTTTAAATCAGCAGGTATGTCTAAACCATTTTCCTCAAGGGTAGAACTACCTACGTATCCCCAAAACTCAAGCACTTCATATCTATCAATATATTGCTGAGTAGTGTAGTCTATCATGTCATCTTCCCAGTACTTTTTCTCATAAAAAGGACCAACTTCTATAGCTCTATCTACCGACTCAGATCTGAAGAAAGGACGCATCTTTAATGCTCTCATTTGCATACGAGACATTTTGTGTCTCTCTACAACAAACTCAACCTCGTCCATATTTTGTGAGTCAGGATCAGGATAGAAGTCCCATATAGAAACATGATTAGTAGAAGGTACAGTTTTAATTAAAGGATCATACTCACCATCGTCATTCCAGTTTGGATACTCTTTGTCAATAGCAAATGGACCTTTCATAATACCTGTACCAAACAAGGACATTTCAAAAGCTGTACTTCTAAGTTGTTTATTAGCACCAGACTCTTCTAATTGATCATGTATCTTCTTTTCCATCTTTTTTGCAGCAATTAGTGCAGGATGAAAAGTCACTGTGTTTTGTGTCTTACCTGTTCCTTCTATTAGCTTTTCTGATACAGGCTGTAGTTTGTCTTCTAGTGGACCTAATCTATTTTGTAAATCAGATGTAGTTTCTCCTGCTTTTAGCTCCATATCTGGACTAAATAGATAAGGCTCAGAAGGTTTATCCTCTGACACTAATCTAATATCATCTATAGCTTTATCAGCATTAGGATCAATATTAATGTGAACAGATTCGGCTACACCGTCTGGTAGTCTAGTAGGATTAACTGTAAGGGGAAATCTGTTATTGCCAAATAATACATCTGTTATTTGACCATAAGCTGCTAGTGTTTTAGTTTTAGTTACTTTTATAAATACACGAGACTTTTCTGCTTCTGTAAATTGCACATCTGTTCCGTACAATCCTCTGTAGTTTCTGTAAGCTTTTAGCCAACGAGCTTCATCGCTTTGTCTTGCATCTTCTGCTCTTTTAAATTTTTGTTGCACAAAACCTGTTAGTGTTTCTGCATCTCTAAGAGCGTCATCTCCTTCTTCTATTACGGAGACTTCATCTGTATCAAAGTTTAGTTCTTCTTCTGCCATGTTTATTAATATCCAAATTTAGCGTCAGCCGCTTGAAAGCCTGACTTTTGTGTTACAGGGTTGTAGTCCCATAATGAGCTTCTTGGTCTAGTCATAATGCCGTATCTAAGAGCATCGTACATGTGATCAAGAGCGTTAGTGTCTACATCTTCAGGGTTCTTCTTGTCAAGAGGTAGACTAGGTAGTTGACTAATACATTCTGTGCAGTTATTAAAAAATACTAGTCTTGGTTCTTCTGTGAACTCGTCAACTTGTAATCGTCTATGAAGTTCATTCTTTCCTGCGACTCTCGAACCCTTGCTGCGATCTGACGGTCTAAAGCGGCAACCTCGTTGTACCATCTGCTCTGCCAGAGATGGACCAGTATCGCCACGTTTGTGCCAAAGGCTGCTGTCAAGCACACCATACCGAATACCTCCATCATCTTTTTCTGCCTCCAATATCATATCAGCTAAATCTACTGCTAATACTTTAGAAACGTGCAACTCTCTATATACTACAAGTTGCTCTGATGGTGTAACTGCAAACCAAACAACGGCTGAGAAACTTCCGTATCCGTAGTCACAAGCTCGAAACTTTGTCCAACTATTAGGTATCTTATAAGGCTCAACAGTGTGTATCCTTCTATTAAACTCTGGAAAAGCAGCACCTTCAGCTACATCCCAGTCACCTTCTAATAGTTGTTTTCTTTGCTGCTCTGGCAAAGACAAAAGCATCGCTTCGTAGTCACCTGACTCAGCTAGATAGGGATTATCAAACAAACTTGCAGGTATAAACCTACGTTTAAATAAGGGTTGCCCTTCTCTGCTGTGTCCTTTAGGAAAAGTTATTACTTCTCCTGTCTCTATATTTGTAGCCCAGAACGATCTGTTTGGCGGTGCAGGGTCTATAAAAGTTTTTTTCACCCACTGATGTCCTGCTCCTCCTGGGTTTGTAGTGCCTCGCATATATAACCCTAGCTCTGGGTCTACACTTCTAAGACGAGATCGCATATAATCCCAAGCAAAAGGTGATGACCATTGCGTTAACTCGTCAAAACCTATCCAGTTAAACGCTTGTCCTTGATATCGCATCACATCTAAGTCACGATCTAGGTAGGACATCCACAGTCTACCGCCTCTAGGACTAATCCATTGTGACTTACGTTCTGACCACTTTATGTTAGGTATCGCTTTTGGGTACAACTCTTGAGACTTCTGTATAAGTTCTCTTAATTCTTCTGTCGTGTGTCGTACAAGCAACCCACTAAAGTTTGGGTCATTTAAGCCTCGCAGAGGGTCAGCAAGCATTGCGAAACTTTTGCCACCCCCTGCTGCACCTCCGTATAGCACTTCCCTTTCAGATGATGCTAGGAAGTCTGTTTGAGGTCCGTCATTGGGTTTGAAGACAACATCCTGTGCTTGTTGCACTTCAAACGGTTCAGCAATTACTTCAGCAGGAACTACTGTGGTTTCAGGCTGTTGCTCCTGCAGTTGTGGTGTAAGTTCCTGTTTTTTCTTTTTCGAGCTTTTCGATTTCTTGTATCGTCTTTTCGAGCCTTGCGGCAAGTTTGCGTTTAATTGTAGCTGCTTTCTTACGTTTTCGCTCAATATCTATTCTCTTCTTTAAACCAACATGTGAAATATATCTTCCTGATTCTTTACTTAACCAGTTTGCTACTTCTCTGTAGCTGTATTGTATTAGATGTTGTTTTGCTTTCTCTAATAATTCTAATTCGTTATCTATAGGTATTAAAAAGTCTTCGTCTGTTTCGTCTACTTTATATCCAAAAGGTGTTGTTCTTGCTACTCTAGGTATGCGTTCCCACCTTTTTAAGTTTATCTCAGGCTTGGGTAGAGTCCAATAGCCTAGACTTTCTTTACTCATTTGTACCTTCTTTGGCAGGTAATACAAAAATACCGCCAGTTGATTCTACGTTGACCTTTTCAGTTTTGATATAACCTGCTCTGTCAAGTAGATCTTTGGCGGCTGTCATTTTATCTCTAATCCCTAACTCAGTAGGATCTATTAAAGCATTACCAAGAGCAACGGCAGCACGAGGAGCAATCCTAGCCATATACTGCTTCGTAGCATCATCAATTTCTTCTTTGAGAGATTTAACAATATCACTTGTAGATGTTCCTTCTGAATATCCTGCTAGTCTTTTAGCAGTTAAAACATCACCACCTGCTTCATCGAACAATACTTTTAAAAAAGCTTGTTGTTTTTCTGTCAGTTGTTTCACGTTTTTCCTCTTTTAAATTAACCCAGTGCGAGTCAGGGTGAAAGTTTTCACAGTATGGACAAGACACACGCTTATTTTCTTTGACAACCAACGTGTGTCCACAAATGGGACATATGTTGTTGTCCATACTCTAGGTTTATTTAACCTTACGATAGGCTCTAGTTTTCTTAGCAATACTTTTCGGTTGCTTAACAAACTGTTTGCCTTGTTTTGTACCTTTCCTTTTAGCTCTTGTTGTAGCTGCATATTCTTGTGGAGATAGAGATTTTATAGCTGCTTCAGGTAAATATCTCTCCCCAGTTTTAGCAGATGGCTTACCGCTTTTGGTTCGCCACTTTTGCTTAGTCCATGATTTAAGACTTCGTTGACTTTTTGCGAGTGCCATGTTGCCTCTTTAGTTGTGCTTTAGCCGCTTTAGCTATTCTAGCTTGTTGTGGCTTACCACCGTACTTGCTGCGTTGTTCCATAACAGTCAGTATCTGTATTTTTCTAGCATAAGGTTTACTTATGTTTTTAACTTTTCTAGCTGTTGCTCTAGCATCAGCAGGAGTAGCATACTTTATACGAACTGTATCTTTTGGATTTTCATCCGTATAAAGTCTTCTGCCACTACCTCTAGGTTTTTTACCTGTGCCTATTTTAGGATCTTTACTCATCTAAACATGTGCAGTCGTTTGAGCATTTTCTGTTTAAAATAGCACACCATAGTCTTTTAAAATATCGTCTCATCTGTATCCTCCCCCTTTTGCTTTGTACTGTTTAGCAAGCATTTGAGCTTTTCTAGCAGACCATTGTCCTGCTCTACCACCCTTAGTTCCTGCTTTAATGCGATTAAATAGATTCTTACGCATGGTAGGTTTTGTGTAATTACCTGCTTTGTTTACAGTGCTACCGCCTTTATTAAACTTTAGGGCAGACAAAGTTTTAGCTTGACCTGCGTGAGCCTTACTAGCTTTTCTTAGCTTTCCTGCTACCTTTTTTACCGTTGCTTTTGCTTTTGCTGTCATGCCTGTCCTCATACAAGTTATTAAAGGTTACAGATGGATCAAGATAACTTTCATGGCTCTCTGCTGAGTGTGTCCACTGTGACGGTGTAAAGTCAGGCGCACCTTCACCAGTTCTCCAAAGAGCAGGACTTGTAGCTCTAACTCTATTGTTAGGTAATGCTACTAAGTTTCCTGTCCACTGTCCTGCATCTGTCAAATATAAAACATGTGACTGTTTATGTTGTGCAGGGTCATCAGCTATATCACTGTCTGTGTAGTCAACAGTAAATAAATACTTACCTGTATAAAACTCGTTATCTATCTTACATAACCAAGGTGATGAACTAACTCTATCCATCACTACTACACTGTGATTTCTTGACTCACAATCCCAAGGTTGACATATGTGGTCTTCCATCGGAACTGCCCAGTCTTCTACTGGTATATCAGCTACTAGAGCCTGTATGGGCATCCTAGCCCACATTGCACCACCATGTACGTTTTCGTCAGGTCCGTCTTCTCTGTCAACTTCGCAGCCAGTGAACACTAGCTGAAAACTTAACGATCTGTCAGGTATCGTGTTTACTGCAAATACCATAGCGTGTAAAAACTCGCCATGATAGTCTTGATGATTACAGGTAAACTCTCTTCTTACCCAACATTTAAAATGTGGTACATTACTTATTAAGTACGACATTTACTTCTTTTGATACTCGCATATCATTCTCCTAATATCGCTTCTGCTACCTATACCAATATCTTTAAGTTGATAGTCTGTTAAAGTATTCAGCACTTCGTATGCTGCTCTTCTTTCTTGGTATACTTGATAGCGTTCCCATAGTTTATATAAATATTGTTTCATGTTATTACTCCTTTTAATAGTGTGCAATTATTAGCACAAGGAAGTTATAACATATTTTATTATATCATACTACAGACAATATTGCAAGTCCGATATGTTATCTTTTTCCACCTCTGGAATAGCTTTTAGTTTTTTTCATTCCACCTTTAGCATATCCTTTAGTTTTCTTCATAGTCATACCACCTTTAGCGTAGCCTTTAGTTTTCTTCATGCCACCTTTAGCGTATCCTTTAGTTTTTTTCATACCGCCTTTAGCGTATCCTTTGGTTTTTTTCATAGTCATGCCTCCATCTTTCATAAAACCCATTTTGTTTCTAACAGCACTAGGGAGCTTAGATAGTCCTTTTCCTTTACTTCCTTTAGGAACAGGAGCTAGGTCTTTTCCTTTGTTAGCTGCTATTATCATTACGGCTTTTCTGCCGCCTTTTCCTTTCATCATTTTTTCATCCATTTTAGCTTTTTTGCCTTTAGCGGATGTGCCTTTCATAGCTCCTCTTGCCATCTTATATTCTCCTAGATCTGTTTTTACTAGATGACACTACCCTTAGATTTGACCTAGAGTTGTTTCTAGTATTTTTGTCAATGTGATGCACATCTTTACCATCACCTTTTTTAGCTAAACCTGCTCTAACCATTTTGCGTCTAGCTTTATTGCGATTAGCTCTCTTCTTCTTAACTGCAGGAGTGCCATCGTAATTAATATATTCTCTTCTGTAGTTTCTAGCCAACTAGCACCGCCATCTTCTTCTAGCTTGTCTTAGTCTACTGTTAGGATCTTTAGCAGCTTTAGGAAACTTTTTCATTTGTCCTGCAGATCTTGCACAGTACGACTTTCTTCTTGCTGCACGTTTACCTGTAGGTTTCTTTTCAGTCACTGCAGTTTGTAACTTACTTCCTGGGTTTTCTCTACGGTACTTAGCTACACCTTTTGCAGTCATACCTGCTCCTGCTTTAGTAGGACGCTTGTGACCGCCTTTTATAGTGTGACCTTTCATGCCTGTAGCCATTAGAATTTATACTCATAATTGATCTGTAATTTATCTTTAGTTGTACCTTTAAATATTTTACCTAATTTTTGTAAGCTTCGTAAATAAGGACTATTAGCAGGTAATTTATCATACGTAGGTGTTTCAGCTTTTGTACCTGTTTTAGCGTACTCTTTTACTAACCTACTTACAGCAGCATCAGTTTCTGCTTCTTTTCTGCCTTTTGTAGTGAACCTTTTAGGTCTAGGTGGTGGTGGAGATATTTTTTTCATATTAGTAAAATAAACCACCTTTACGCATATCATTATGACCCTTTTTTAACATACCACCTTTGTTAAATTTTATTATACCTCGACTAACACCTTGTCTAATACTTTCAGGCATTTTAATGTTAGGGTTATTTTTAACTTTGTTTTGCAGTGCTACTTGTTTTGCTGCTTTTTCATTTGCTATTCGTTCTTTTGCATCTGTAGTAATTTTTGCTAATCTTGCTTGATTAAGTTCAGCGACCTTAGCCGCATTTTCTTTCATAAATTTATCAAGTTGAGCGTTATATTCTTTTGTGCCAAACTCTGGTGCTGCTTTAGCAGTTATTTGTTGATTAACAGTAGGTCTACGTGGTCTTTTAGGATCTACGGTAGGTCTACGTACTCCTCCCATTCTTCTATCTGTAACAGGATCTACCCTTGTAACCATCCTCCGTACAGGAGGTCTTGGAGGTCTTCTTCTACCACCGCCTCTTCCTCTACGAGGAATATGTATCATACCTCTATGTGCTTTAGTTACCATATCTTATTCCCCTTTAATTCAATTCAAAATGAGGTCCGTCTATAAAAGGTCTTCTGCCTTCTGATCTGCGTAGATCTATGTAAGCCATCATAGCTTCTTCCATAGTACCTTCCCATGTAGATATGTCAGGTATATGCCAAGCTGCACCCCATCTAAGCGTAGTTCCATATTCTGTAGCTGCCCACTTCATAGCATCAGCTAAATCATCATACAAGTTAAGTTCCCATGATGCTTTACCATCTACATATGCCATCAAGTCCACTGCATCGCCTGTTAGATGCTTAGATTTCATTGTTTGAGATTTACCAGAATCAAATAACTTCTGTTGTTCTTCTTTGGTTCTCATGCCATATATGACTCCAAAGTCGATTTTTGTCAGTTCTATTGCTCTTTTAACAACCATAACTAAATCTTCATTTACACCTTCAAGTTTTTCAAGTGATCTTTTGGATAGTGTGTAAGCCATGTCTATATTTCCTTTTACTATTAAATCGTGCTAACGGTATTCTTCTTTCACCTAAATAGTTGCCTTTAAATTTCACTACCTTTATAGGAACGTGACCCATATGTATCAACAAGAAATCCCCATATGTCATTTGCTTGGATGCATCCGATTCTGTACTCATTCTCTTGTATTGTCCTCATTTGAATATCAAAATAGTTCTCCATTGCTCTACATTGTTGTGCATCTTTCATAATTACAGGTGGAAAGTTAGGATCAATCCACCATACATCATTTACTAAGAACATTACGTATAAAAATATCTTCATTTTTTCTTAGGTCCAAAAAACTTAGCTACCCCTTTTGTTCCTAGTGATGCAGCCACAACAGCACCCAGACTATACTGATACCAGTCAGGCATACCTGCTAGAGCAGTAAAGCCATTTGCTACTATCTCCCTACCCCAATCACCACAAAAAGACAGTACTAGAGGAATAGAGAAAAGTACAGTAATCCATTCATCTTTCCACGAACTCTGTGATGCCCTAATAGCAGCTAAGTCCCAATCTATATCGCCTGTAGCTTCTTTCAGGCGAATCTCCGCTTCAGCTTTGTTAGCGGCTACTTTACCATCTAACCATGTAGATGCTAAATTTCCTGCTGATGATAATAATGTTCCTGCTAGATTAAACATTAATTATCTTTTCCGTTTGGCTTACCCTCTACAGCACCTATTAACATATTAACAAATTGCTGTTTAGCTATCTCGTGTTGGTCTAGTTGAAACTTAGCAGCAGCAACTTTACCTTCCAAATCTCTTATTTGAGCTACTATGTATTTAGACTTGCTGTCTAGGTCTTCTAGTTTATAGTCTTTTTGATTTATATTAATTACATTATCTGCCATGTGTACCTTTCTTTTTATATCGTGTCTTTTGATCTTTGTTTATCTTGGTAAGAGTCTTAGCTTGCTTTGAATGTAGCTTAGATGCTTTCTTTAATCCCTTTATAACTTTAGTTAATGGCTTAGTGTAGTGTGGCATTATTTACTCCTATTACTCATCCATGCTGATGTTCCCATATAAGCACCTACAATACCTGCTCCAGAGATGTAAAACAAGTTAGAAAGATCTGATAGAGCTTCTATATGCTCAATAGGCATGAAGAACATTGCTGCTGTAAATCCTCCCATGCCAATTAGAGTACCTGTAGCCATTCTACGCTGTGCTTTCTGCTTTCTTAGGTCAGCTTCAGTTTTATTTATCTCTTTAGCGTGTTCTAACTCATCATCTGTCACTACACCATCACCATCTAAATCATATTTGTTATAGTTACTATCTTGTTCTAGGTTTTTTTGTGTCACTTGAGCAGTATCCTCTTGGTCTATCTGGGTCTAAGACTTCATCTCTGCGTAAATGTCCTTCCAGAAACATAGCCCTTTCAATATGGTCTAAACTATAAGTCTTTCCTGTATGCATTTCTATCGCTTTACGGACATAAAAGACATCCGATTTAGGAATATGAACTTTATTAAGCCTATTAGCATCATTTTTAGCCAATGTTTCATAAAAATCCTCAATAACAGAATCGCTTGCATATAGTTTTACCTTCTTTTTACGCATTGTCAAACATTTTTTACTAAAAAACTACATTTCTCTGTAGTTATAACTATATAGTAACACATATTTAATAATATATCAATAAAATAGTTTTAACTTTAGAGTTTTAACTGTATTTTATATAAACTTAATAAATATTTTAACTAAATAGTTTTAACTAAATAGTCTTAACTATGTTATACCACAGAATCACAAGGTTGTCAAGCGACATATTGTCACAGTAAGTAGTATATTGGTATTCCTATTAGGGTCAAAACTAGGGGACGGTTTGTTTTTTGCTAGGTGTGATCACATTCCTGTCAAAATAATGTGGTTAACAGGCAAAAATACCCTTCCGTGTAGAATTACATATACATATATCCATATACCCCCCTGCGTCCCACGCACTGTCACGCTTCATGGGTGGGTTTTCAATATCTTAAAAAATAAATATACCATAGCAAGCCTAATAAAATATTTTTTGGGAAAGACTCCAGAAATAAAAATAATAATTTCTACTAAGCTACTGATAAATAATAATAACTAAACTGTTTTACTATCAGTTATTAAAAATAGTATACCCATATTATATTGATATTCTAAAATTAGTTACAAACGTAACGGTTATGTATGATACTAAAACTTTTAAAATATTAGTTACAAATGTAACTTTTACCAGCGTGTAAAATTTTATTTAACTATATACAAGCCTCCAATTTTTTGGTAAAAGTAATAATAATTTAAAACTTTAATTGATTCGGAAAGACTCTAAAATGAAAAATAAAAATGAAATACTAGCTGAAAAGCATAGTGAAATAGAAAGCTTAAAAGGCTGGAGCAAAAATTTAGAAAGTAAAATTGTAAAGTTAAAGGGCGAGAGAGACTCTTTAGTTCAGCTTGCCAATGATAGATTTGACGTTATTGAAAATTTACAAGAAATAGTAGATCAATATACAAATGAGCCAAAAAATAAAAGTTTAGTTGATGAAGTTATAAAGTTAAAAACTGAAAATCAAAAGCTAAAAAACGATAACGATATAACACAATCTAATTTAGGCGAATGTTTAAAAGATAACGAAAAGCTAGAATCTGAAATAAAAAAATTAAAGACTCATTTTAGACTAATATCTAAATTGTGTGATTATGAATTGTTTGAGATGTTACAAACAAAGCTAGGATATAAAAAATAAATAGTGAATCCTATAAGCAGATTCAAATATAAGAGTCTGCTTATGGATATTCACTAAAGAATATCATAAACCAAATAATGACAATAGGAGTCAAAAATGCTTAAATTTAACTTAAACAATATTACTAAAGGTCAAACTATTAAAGGTGGTTTAACACCAGTTAGAGTCTTATTTACCGCTTTCGATTTATGGCGTAAAGGTTACAAGCCCGTTATCCATAGGAAGAATCCGCAAGAGAAAGGTTTTTTCATTAGGCTAGGGACTGGTGGTGTTTCTGGAGAATCTTTATTAAGGTTAAATTTTGGGAATAGTTATTCTTACTTTCAAGCATACGATAGAAACGGTTATTCTCGTATTAATCAAAATGCAATCGTTAGGCATAAAAGAAAAGCTAACGGTACTAAACTTACTCAAAGGTTAGCTAGTTAGCTTATATTAGGAGTCTAGCTTTAACGGTTAGACTCCATTTATAAGTTAATCAATAAACAATAGGAGTCTAAAATGAAAATTAACTTAAAAAGACTATTAAGAAATACCACTAAAAAACAAAAGCTAATAATATTAGATGATGTTAAGACTAGAAAAAAAGACTATATTAATTTTAGAACTAAAAGAAAAAACACAAGGAGTCTTTAAAATGCCGCTTGATAATATAGGACACGTTTCTAAACTTAGAGGAAAGCTAGATAAATTTGAAGCTATAGGAAACAATACGAAAAAGAATAAGTTTTGCTATGATAGATATATTGAAGCTAAAAAGAAAAATGAACTAGCGGGAAAAATTGTAGATATATGCGGAGTCTGTTATTCTCACGAGTCTATGAACGGTTATATGAAAAATTTACCATTATCATTAGATAAAAATGAGATACTAGCTGAAAAACTATTGAGTGATCTGGAGATTAAACAATTCTTTTTTCTACAATCTTTTTTTAGATTTAATCATCACGGAGAACTACTAACAGAATTAGTAGATGATAACGGAGTCACAATAAAAACTTTTCCAAAATATAATATGATTGAGAATTATTGTAGAATAGCTGAATATAATCCACATTGTACATTCGCATTATGGACTAAAAGAACCGATATAATAAAAAGATATTTTGACAAAAGAGAAAAACCAAAAAACCTTATTATAGTTTTTTCTAATACTAAAGTAGACAAGGTTATATCTAAAATACCAAAACATTTTGACAAGGTTTTTAATAATGTAAATGGTGATAACTTTAAAGAGATTCAAAATTGTACTGGTCAAAAATGTAAAGATTGTTTAAGATGCTATAAACATTCAGACAAGCTAGATGATAATATCATAGTAGAAAAAACAAAATAGATTTATCTAGGGTCAAAATTTTGACACTTAAGATTCTGGTTTAGCTTGAAAAAGTTAAATCAGGATCTACGGTCATCATTTATGGGATGGGATGGCATGGGATGGTTTGGCTACGGTCATTATGGGATGGGATGGGATACAAACAGGAGGTAAAACATGGATGAAGTACCAATTAATTTAGAATTATTTTTATTAGAACATGGGATAGTAGACACAGAAAAGCCTAAAACGCAGGTATTGGATGAGGGCAGAAACTGGACACCTATTATAAATGTAGTATTTGATGAAGATGGAGAGCCTAATTTTTAATATACCTATTGACAAAAAACGAATCATCTATATGGTAGGATTAATAATTAACAAAAGGAGAATCAATTTATGACTATATATGATGAAAGACCATTAACTAAGATGCCAGAAGAAATAGCATTTGACGTTTCTTTTGAGCCTACCAGATTTGACATGCGTAAGTATGTCATCAACAACAATACTGATGAGGTGATAGGAATTGTAGGTAAAGACTTTAAATGTGCCAGTCACATTGATTTCTACAGACAGGTCAGAGATACAGTTGTAGCTGAACTTAGTGACCATGACCTAGATGGTGCGACATTAACTTGGCGAACTGCCAGAAACAATGCTTGGACTATGATGGATATGCGTTTGCCAAACGTGACACATAAGATAACGACTAGCAAACATCAGACTGACGTAGCACAAAGAATTATAGCTTTGCATGGTGTTGATGGGTCTTGTAGTAACATTACCTTATTTGGTGCAATAGACTTTTATTGTACTAATGGCATGGTTACTGGCGAATACAATACCATTAAACGAAAGAATACATCAGGGTTTAGCTTAGAATCTTTCATAGATGAACTGTATAGGTCTAAAGAAGATTTTACTCAGCAGATGGGCATTTTGCAGAAATGGGCAGATACTACGTTGATTTACGTTAATGTCAAAGAGGTTCTAGAGAAGATGATTAAGTCTGAACGTAAAGCTGAGAAGATGCTCAAGCTATACAATCAAGAGCGAATCACCAGAGGTGCTAATGTATTTGCCTTATATAGTGCTTTGACTAACTATTCATCTTACGCAGATGAGAGAAATGGTTTCGCTCTTAGAAACACTGGCTACGATACTGCATCTGAGTCAATGTGGAAGCGAGAGAACGAAGTGTCACAATGGGTATCATCTCCTATCTTTAAGGAGTTAGTAGCATGATACCGATAAAAGAATACGCAAAGAGTAAGACTGAATATGCTGATACACCTTCAAACCATATACACATGGAGAAGGTGGGCAGTCTTACCCTTAACGAGATTATGAGCATGGATAACTATGAGGACTTGTTCAAAGGTAAGGCAGACCTGATAGATAACTTATACTACTACTTATGTGATAACTTAGGTGTTAGGAAACACATGAAATATGATTGGAGTTTAGACAATGATAACTGAAACTATAACAACTTATGGACTGCTCATGGTTATGCAATTCGCTAGCCTTGAGCAGTGTGAAACATGGGCAACTAAAGTTTACGAACAAGAGAAAGGTGGGTGCTTTGTGAGTTATGAACATATTAAAACTCTTGTTGACATTCCACCAGAAAGACCTAGTATATTTTCATCGAATCAATATAACTATATGGAAGGATATTAATAATGACTAATGTAATTCAAACACAAGTTAATAATGGCATGATAGAGGAGACTACATTCACTGACAATAGGTTCACTATCAAGCTGACTAAGACTATGCTAGAGAAATCTATCATGGATGCAACTAAACCTATACAGGATTGGTACTCTAAAGCATTGTGTTGTACCTTTGATGGACTAGAAAAAGGTGAGTGCGATGAGTATGATGCAGAGTTTATCTTTGGTGCAGAGACTACCTTAAAGTTTTACAAAAGTAAAAGCAGAGGTGACAAAAGATTTTCTATCAAAGGTTTACGCAAGTATGCTGATGTAGGAGATTACCTGACTGTCCAAGAAGCATATAAGTATAGTGAGAACGGTAAGGGTGGTGTACACTCCATTATCATAAGTGTAGATGAACCAGAAGTAATAGAAAGAGGAGAATAAATATGACAAACAAACAAGCAGAAAAGGTAGTGTCTTTCACAGTAAGCCAGAGATATGATTTCTTAGAACTTATAAATGCCATGAAAGACTTAGACAATCAAGTATCTGAAGGTGTACCATTGGAGTACAACACTATAGAAAAGATTAGGAATAGCTCTTGGTTAATCAGTAAAGTGTTTGACTTTGCACAACCAAAATCAGATAATGGGTATACGAATCACTACAGTGACTACATATTTAGTGAAGATGTACCTAAAGAAAAGAAAGATAAGGTGAACTAATGACTGAAGAAGAATTTCAAAAGTGGTTAGAAACTTGCCCTGACCATAATTGGGATGAGGTGCAAAGATTTGAAGGAGTAGTGTGGATTAGATTTTGTGTAGAAGAGGAGCAAGAAGACGATGAACTGTTGGCACTGTAACACACAACTAATCTGGGGAGGTGACCATGACATCAGCGAAGAAGATGACACATGGCTCATGGTCACTAACTTACATTGTCCTAAGTGTCAGAGCCATGTAGATGTATATTTACCAAAGGAGGATGAAGATGAAGTACGCAGTAATGATTGAACCTTTTGAGGGCTTTGAGTATGTCAAAGATGGGTGTGGTGCTATGTGGACAGTAGACACACCTGTTAAAGTGTTTGACACAAAGGAAGAAGCACAAGTAGAAGCAGATAAATGGAACACAGGAGAGGTGGTAGAATGGACGATAAAGTAAAACAAGACGCACAGGCACAGGCAGAGATAGCTTACACAGGCTTCCTATCCTTCCTTAAATGGATGTTAGTAGCCACATTGTTTATATTTGTACTGTTAGTGCGTTGTAATTTTGGAGTAGAAACATGAGCTATTGGAATGACAAAGACCCAAATGATTATTACATAATACTCTTGGTAGTGCTTTTATTAGGGATGATGATATGGGCGCAGTATGGCTAATACTATTAACTGTTTTTGCAGGTTACTTTGTAATGATATTAGTAGTGGGTTTACTAAAACATCTAAACCTGTTACAATATTTTTTAGTATGGGGAAATAATGCAATAGGCATATACATTGTATGCACCCTAGTAACATATATAATAATGCAAGGAGTATCATGGCGAAGAAAGATGAACATAAAAAAAGAATAGAAGAGATGCGAGAGTTTACAAAAGGTATGGATGCAGTATGGTAAATTTTTTTGAACACAGAAGAGAGTTACGATTAAAACAAGAGCTATACTCTAAAGTTAAAGACCAGACTCTTAATAAACATTATGATGCAGGTTTACCTAGTTTTACACTTGCCTACAATGACACTATATATTTTGGGCATACTGCTGAAGAGGTCATAGAAAAAGTTTTAAAAGAAATACAAAATGAAAATTGAATATGTAGATAAAGACACAGTGGTATGTGAGGATGACCATCCTAGAGTATATTATAGATTGAAAGAGGGAGAAGCTATCTGTGGTTATTGCAACAAAAAATTTGTACATATAAATAAAAACAGGAAAGGAATATCGTGGCAAAACAAGATGAACACAAAAAAAGAATAGAAGAAATGCGAGAGTTTACAAAAGGTAAGATGCCTTTGATATTACTCGCTAGTACAGAAGAAGATTACAAAGGTTTGAAGAAAGCTAAATCTAGGATGCGAAATGTAAGTAACCTAGAGATAATTAGGAAAGAGGATTATGATGAGAATAACAGAAAAGTTTTAACAGAAATGAAAGGAGAAAACCCATGATAAAAGTGGTTACCAAAAGTGTCCGAGGTCTGACACTTAGCACTGGTTCTTACTGCTTACGTGTACTCATATCTCTGTCTATGTTACTTAACGTAGTTACAGGTGGGCGAGTGCATCAGCCATTCAGTGCTAGGAATTGGCAGTGGAAGAAGGAAAATAAATTTAACCTTGTTTCTCTTATTGATATGTGCTATGGTGAGTCACACTGTATGTACAGTTGGATAAGATGGAACGCAAGACAGGAGATAACAAATGAACTCAGTAGAAATACCTAACGACCCATGCGATGATTGGTCAGAAAATATTATTTTATGGCTGATTAAGAACGCATAAAAATAACCGTTACTAGTACAGGGGGTATGCTATACCCTACATAATTAACTATCAGTTGCAACCTAACCAGAAAAGGAGATTACAAATGCCATTTGATTTAACAACAAACAACTTTCAAGTACCTGAGAACTTTGACTTTGAGGTGGAGTATGAGCCATCCAAAGTACCTGACAAGAAGTACGTCAAGGTTAAAGGTACAGACACATACCTTAACGTGGTGGGTAATGGCTTCACTACTACGTCACACACAAACTTTGCCCACACTGTATGGAATACCATGCAAGACAAGCTATCTGCTGATGAGCTAGATGGTATGACTATTGACTGGAAGTCTGCACGTAATGATGGGTACATGATGATGGACATCACATTACCTAGCGTGAGCTATGACATCTACACAGATAAGCATAGCGAGAAGATTGGACAGCGTATCATAGGTCTGCATGGTGTAGATGGTCTGTGTTCTAACATCGTGGTGTATGGACAGATCTCATTCTTCTGCACAAACAAGATGGTACGAGGTGAGCATGACATCGTGAAGCGTAAGAACACATCTAACTTCTGCATAGATAGCTTTGGCAGACAGCTAGAGAAATCTTCAACAGACTTCTATGACCAAGCTAACACACTACAACAGTGGGCAAACACATCCACAGTTAATGTAGATGTTAAGGCTATGTTTGAGAAGATTATGTCTGACAAACAGGCAGAGAAGATGTACTCACTCTATGGTGCAGAGGTAAGTACACGAGGTGCTAATGCCTACAGTATCTACAGTGCCTTCACTAACTATGCAAGCTATGCTGATGAGCGTAATGGCTTTAAGCTACGTAACACAGGCAAAGATACTGAAGCAGTATCCATGTGGAACAGAGAGCTTGACGTTACCAAGTGGGTAAAGTCCAAGCAGTTTCAAGACTTGGTGGCGGCATAATGTCGCTACCTCGTTTTACACAGAAGCGGCTAGACACGTACCGTTTTAATCCACCACAGGATATTGTAGACGCAAATGTTGTGAAGCGTTGTGAGCTAGGCAAAGACCTAGCCACAGCCACACAGCTTGCTCGTAGTCTCAATAAGAAGATAGACCTATGGAGAAAGGGTAAGGACGAAAGTGTTGAGGTGTATGATAAAAGCACTGTCAATCAAGTTATCAATGCGTACACAAAGTCGTGGGATTTTGCACAGTTACGTGACAAGACACAGACAGACTACCAATACTTCATGCGTCAGCTATCTGAAGACATAGGCAACAAGAAGTATAGGTCTGTGACACTGAAAGATGCGAAGCAGATATACAACAAGTGGTTGAACAGAGGGATAACCTTTGCAAATCATGCCTGTAGTGTAAGCTCACGCTTATTCACATACGCAGTACAGTTTGATGACCAACCTTTCAATCCATTTAGTCAGGTGACACGCAAAACACCACTACAACGCAAGGTAGTATGGACTAAAACAGATGTAACCAAGTTTCTTGAGACAGCTTATGCTGATTTTGAGACTAGGAACATAGGATTGATAGTTCAGATGGCTTACGAGTGGGTACAAAGGCTAGGTGATATGCGTCTGTTAGAGTGGACAAGCATCAAGGATAGGCAGGTTCACATCAAGCAATCCAAGCGTAGAGCAGAGGTATTTTTACCCATATCAGAGGAGTTATTTGACATGTTAGAACAGCAACGAAATGACTTTGGCTTTCAAAGGTACATATGCCCTCAAATAAAGCCTGTACAGGGGGAGTTCTTACCCTATTCCTTGTACGGTCTATCCAAAAAAGGAAGAGATGTCATGCGCAAAGCAGGATTGTCTGACGAGCTACGATTAATGGACATTCGGAGGACAGGAACAACCGAAATGGTAGACGCAGGTGTGTCACTTGGACAGATTATGTCTGTGACTGGACACACGAATCCAAGTTCAGTCAAACCATACATGAAAAATACATTTACGAGTGCTAATAATGCGTTGACTACACGCAAAGAACATGTTAAGAGTGTGTATAATGTTTAATATTAATACACTTATAAATGATTTACAGTTACGTGATGGTGAAACTAAACGTATGACTTGTCCTGTATGTAAGAACAAGGAGAAGACGTTTACCATCACTAACAACATGGGTCAGCTACTGTGGAATTGTTACAAGGCTTCTTGTCATCTCTCTGGTGCTAAGAAAGTGCATCTTACAAGTGATGATATAAGAAAGTCTATTGGTGCATTTGCCGAAGAGACAGTAGAGATACCGTTTGAATTACCTGAGTACGTAATACCTCACAATAATAATGAGGATGTACTCAAGTTTGCAGATACCTATGGTTTAGATATTGACACAACTGAGTTGATGTATGATGTCAAAGACCATAGGATTGTGTTTCCTATCGTACATGACGGTAAGATTGTTGACGCTACAGGACGTAGCCTTGATAAAAGATTGCCTAAATGGAAACGATATGGAAAAAGTGACTTGCCTTATACACATGGATATGGTAAAGTCGCTGTAGTTGTAGAGGATTGTGTGAGTGCCGCAGTGGTTGGAACAGTTAGCGATGTGCATGTTGGGGTTGCTGTGTTGGGTACGTCACTATCGGAATCACACAAGCGATACTTATCACGATTCTCTACAGCAGTAGTTGCGCTAGACCCTGATGCATTACCCAAGACACTAGCGTTTGTACGAGAACTAAAGACCCATGTGCCAGATGTAAAAGCCCTACGTTTGACAGATGATTTAAAATACAGAAACCAACAAGACTTAGATAGTCTTACCAACATAGGAGTATAATATGGAACTATCATTAGTACGCAGTCTGATGGACAGAAAGTTTTACGATGACCATCGTGGAGCAAGATGCCCTGACCGACTGTTCACAAAAGATGTCCGCAAGATTAAGCAAGCCGTTGACCTTGCTATGGACAGATATGAAAGGACTGTGACACCTGATGAGATAGAAGCTCTCTTCATGTCTAGCAATCCTACACTTACAACGGCACAGAAGCAGGCATATGGTGACTTGTTTCGTAAGATTAAAGCTGAGACACCTATGGGTAGTGACGTAGCACAGGAGGTGCTGTCTAAACTATTCCAACAGGTAGTGGGCGAAGACATAGCGAACTTAGGATTTGACTATGTGAATGGTACGCAGACTAGCCTTGAGCCTCTACGTAACTTACTTGAGTCTTACTCAGATGACTTTACTCCTGACCTCAAGATAGAGTGGGATGATATGTCTATTGAGACACTGCTTGCTAAGAACAAGATGGAAGCAAGATGGACATTCAACATACCCTCACTTACTCGTGTGCTTGAAGGTGTGAACGAGGGTCACTTGGTTGAGATAGGTGCTAGACCTAACACAGGCAAGACATCTTTCCATGCAAGTCTGATTGCAGGTCCGAATGGATTTGCTAGACAGGGTGCAAACTGCATTGTCTTATGTAATGAAGAAGCGTCACACAGAGTTGGTGCTAGGTACTTGACTGCGGCATCAGGCATGTCGGTGCAAGACATCAAGGCTAACCCACGTAAAGCTAAAGAGTTATACGACCCTGTTCGACAGAACATTAAGGTACGTGATGTGACAGGTAGAGATATGTCATGGGTTGAGTCTGTATGTAAGTCTTACAAGCCTGACATTGTAGTATTAGACATGGGCGATAAATTTGCCAAGACAGGAGGATTTGCTCGACAGGACGAGGCACTCAAGGCTAATGCAGTCCATGCTCGTATGATTGCAAAGCAACACAACTGTGCTATCTTCTACATGTCACAGCTATCTGCTGAAGCAGAGGGTAAGGTAATACTTAACCAAGCTATGATGGAAGGCTCACGTACAGGTAAAGCTGCTGAAGCAGACCTGATGCTTTTGATTGCTAAGAATCCTGTAAGAGAGAACGAGGATGAGGAAGACCCACAGCGACATATTAATATTGTTAAAAACAAACTGTCAGGATATCATGGTGTTATACACTGTAATCTTGACTACAAAACAGCGAGGTATTCAGCATGAAAAAATTTAATAAAAAAGAGTATGATGCAAAATATTGGCTAGAGAACAAAGAAAAACTGAAGGAGTGGCATAAGAATTATCGTCAAGAAAACAAAGAAAAACTGAAGGTAAGTGCGCAAAAGTATTATCAAGAAAATAAAGAAAGAATTAATGAACAAGGCAGAAGATATAGGCAAAAAAACAAAGAAAAAATAAATATGAGGATGGCAGAATATTATAAGAAAAATAGAGAAATAATTATTGAAAAATCTACAAGATATAGGCAAGAAAATAAAGAAAGAGTTAATGAACGAATAATGAAACGATATTATAGCGATATAGAATTTAAACTAAGAATGTCTTTAAGAAATGATTTACGAAAGAGACTAAAAGCTCATCTAGCTAATAAGACTTCTTCAGCTTTATCGTTAACAGGTTGCACTATGGAGGAGCTAAAAGCTCACATAGAAAGTAAGTTTGAAGATGGTATGTCATGGGAAAACTGGGCAGTAGATGGTTGGCATCTTGACCACATTATTCCTTGTAGTTCCTTTGACTTAACGATAGAAGAAGAACAAAAGAAATGTTTTCACTACACAAACCTACAGCCGTTGTGGGCAAAAGACAATCTGAGTAAGTATAATAAACTAAACTGGAGTAAAGAAGATATGAAGGAGGAAAGGTATACAGCATGAAACTAACACTTGACGTAGAGAACACTGTCACCAAGCGTGATGGTAAGTTACATCTTGATCCCTTTGAGCCTACAAATGAGCTTGTTATGGTGGGTATGTTATCAGATAATAATGAAGAAAAGATTGTAACATTCAATCACAACAGAAAGAGTCCTACTCCCTCTGGTAAAGAGATAGTACAGGATTGGCTAGACAGATCTACTATACTCATTATGCATAACGCATCACATGACTTGTTGTGGTTGTGGGAGAGTGGATTTACATATGATGGTCCTGTGTTTGACACTATGCTAGGTGAGTATGTATTACAGCGTGGGTTAAAGCAACCGTTATCTCTTGAAGCATGTGCGGAAAGATATGACTTAGCTACAAAGAAGCAAGATACCATGAAAGAATACTTTAGTAAGGGCTACTCTGTAGCAGGTATACCTTGGCAGGAATTAACAGATTATTTATCTGCAGACTTACATGCTACACAGCAGTTAGCAGACACAATCTATAAAAGATTATTATTAGAGGATCACTCTTTAAAAGATACCGTAGACCTTACTAATCAAGTAGCTGTGTGTCTATCACGTATCTATCAACGTGGTTTTGCAGTAAATTTATCTGCATTAGACAGAGTGCAAAAGGAGTTTGAAGAAGAGAAAAAAGAAATACTAGATGATCTAAGTATACAGGTTAGAGAGTTGATGGGAGATACTCCTATTAATCTTAATAGTCCAGAGCAACTATCTTGGGTTATTTACAGCCGCAAGCCACAGGACAAAACAGTATGGGCAAATACATTTGACCCTTATATGCCAGTCAATGAGTACAAGACTGCGGTAAAGAAGCACTCTACTGTGCTATGTAAACAGATAGCACATCAATGTAACACCTGTAAAGGATCAGGAATTATAAGAAAGGTAAAGAAAGATGGAACACCATTTGCTAGAACAAATAAATGTGTCGATTGTCGTGGGCATGGTTATGTTTACATTATATGTAATAATGTGGTGGCAGGGTTAAAGTTTAATGCGCCCAATGCTAAATGGATTAGTGCTAATGGTTTTAGCACGAATAAGACAAACCTATTGTATCTTGAAAGGATTGCTCGTGCTAGGAATATGGATAGTGCTGTTGCTTTTCTTAGT